TTGCCTATAGTCTTGATTATAGTAATATCAATAATTGTTATCAGCATTATTTTATTGGCTCTATACTTTGGATTTAACTTATTCGTTGTCTTACCTATAGTGGCTTTTATAATTATATCAATAATTATTATTAGTATTGTCGTACTCACATTATTCTTTGGGTTTAATCTATTTGTTATCTTGCCTATAGTTGGAATTATAGTTATCTCAATAATTATTATTAGTATTATATTGTTAGTTTTATTCTTTGGATTTAATTTATTTGTTGTGTTACCTTTGATTGGAATTATAGTCCTGAGTATTATAGCACTTGTTATAATAGGTATTGCAATCTTTATAATAGTTCAGATTGTTATAATCGTTATTATTGGCTTTATAATTCTTGTAATAATAGCTATTATATTCATTGCTATAATTTTTGCTATAATCTTTATACTGTTTAATCTCTTTGTTGTTCTACCCATAGTCGGGATTATAGTTATATCAATAATTGTTATCAGTATTATTTTAATGGCTCTATTCTTTGGATTTAATTTATTTGTTGTGTTACCAATAATTGGCTTTATAGTCTTGGGCGTTATTACTGTTGTTATAATCGGTATTATAATCTTTATTATAATCTTTATTATAGTTCAGATTGTTATAGGTATAATTATTGGCTTTATAATCTTGATTATTATATCTATTATATTTGTTGCTTTAGCTCTTGTTATAAGTTTTATTCTTTTCAATCTCTTTATTGTGTTACCAATAATTGGCTTTATAATTTTGAGCATTATAGCTCTTGTTATAATAAGTGTTGTAATTTTTATTATAATATTGGTTGTTATAGGTATAGTTATTGACAGTTTAATTTTTGGATTTCTGATTATATCAATTATTATTCTTTTTATTATTGTCTTTATAATGATTATTTCAATCCCTGTTATGATTATTATAGGGGTTATAATTGGCATGGGGTTTACTATATTAGTTGTTGTTATTATATTGATTATTATAAGTTTACCAATAATAATCATTTTTATTATACTATTTCTTTTGATTATTTTTTCTATGATTATAATGCCAATATTTACGATAATAATTTCAATGAGTTCTATGTTTATAACACTGTTTATAATAGCTATACCCATTGTTTTTATTTTAATTATTTTATTTGTTGGAATTGGTATCCCTCTACTTATTATTGTAATTAGTGTTGTTATGATAGCTGGGGTTATACTTATAATAATTATTCCAGTAATAATAATCATTATAATTGTTATTTTTATTATTTTAATCGGATTATTAAGTTTACCTATAATATTATTGATTGCTGTAATTATAGTTCCGTTTATTATTTTCTTTATATTAGCTGGAGGTTTATTGATAGTAGGTATAATTTTGTTTGTGATAATGCTCGTTGCAAATATGTTTAGTGGTGAAGATGTTGAGAATGAAGAAACCATAAAATTACAAAAATGAGATTTTATAAATAACAATGAAGAAATAAATACGTTAGGGCATAACGGAATTAACGCTTGTGGAGATGTTTCGTTAGAAACGTCTGTGAAGCAAGAAAAAGAATGTTTGGTTATCCAAACAGATGTCACAAAAGGTTATAATCTTTTGTGGAATGTCAAAAATAATTATGATTAAATAAATAAAAAAATTCAAGGATATATAAATGATTATTTTACCTATGTTGATGGCTTTAGTTTTTTTTGCAGGGTTTTTACCTTTGTTGATGATAGTATTTGCTCTTCTTTTTCTCATTGTGGGTATTCCTATTCTTATTATTTTAATTATATTATTTTTTATCTTTATATTTATTGTTATTATTTTTATCATTTTAGCTATTTTATTTTTTATCTTTGTAGTTGTCCCTGTTAGTATTATTATTATTATTTTAGCTATGTTATTTTTTGTTTTTATAGTCATTCCTGTTAGTATTATTATTATTATTTTAGCTATATTATTTTTTGGATTTATTATTTTTATTGTATTGCCTATCGTCATTATTATAATAATAAGTATTATAGCTTTTGTTATAATTTTTATCTTGTTTAATTTATTTATCATTCTGCCTATGGTGGCTTTTATAGTTGTATCAATAATTATCATTAGCATTATTTTACTGGTTTTATTCTTTGGATTTAATTTGTTTATTATATTACCTATAATACTTTTTATAATAATATTGATATTCATTATTGGCATTATATTGTTAGTGATATTCTTTGGCTTTATTATTTTTATTGTATTGCCTTTAATTATAGGATTTGGTGGAGTTAGTCTTTTTATTATAATTATAATAGTTTTTGTTTTATTACTTAGTTTTTTGATTATAATTCTTATTGCTCAAAGTATGTTTATTATTATTATTTTGGTTATATTAGTAATAATCTTTTTAATTATTTTTATACTTATTTTTATATTATTTATTGACGCTATGTTGGGACATATTCTCGGACCGATGTTTACAACTATTTTCGCAAGTTTAGCAGATATGTTTAATAGAGTTATAAGTTTTATAACTAATGTTTTATGGAAACTTATAGATGATATAGTAGATAGAATAAAATTATTTTTAGGATATGAAATTGGGGACATCTCGTTGAGTATAGTTGACTCCATAAGAGATATAATATTTAATATGTTTAATCAAAGTGAAGTTCCTGTTGATGATTTAATAAGAAATACTATAGATTATTTTTATAATTTAATAACAAATATTATAACAACTGTTAGAGAACGGATAAGAAATTATATGCCAATTATCCCATTGTTAGGCGAGCAAGGGACAGAATTGATAAGAACAATTCTTGATAACAGAATAGATTCAATATTTATAGACCTAACTAATCAAATAAAAAGAGTAATATTAGGAACAACTTATTTTAGCGACCCGGATGAGATTAATACCGGTAAAAATATAATTGACCTCATAGGTGAAATGATATTTAGAAGAAGTTCAACAGATGTAAGATTAAGTGAAACACTAGAAAACTTTATATTAGATTTATTAAATCGGAATTTTCTATTTGATAGTATGCTTACTAATATAGGTAAATTTGGTGGTAGATTTGATTTAATGAGTGTTGTATTTGATTTTCTAGTAAAAATAATTAACAGGCTTACGGGTAAAAATGATGATGATGATACAGATGACCCACCCCCAACAGGCGGAACAGGAGAACAAAAACCAACAGAAGAAGAAACAGATAATAGTAAAGTATCCAATTTTAAAAGTAGATTAAGTTTATTATTTGCTCCATTAAGTAGCGTTCCTTTTAATACAATTATTAGTAATTTTATAGAATTGATAAAAGACGCTTTTAATAAATTAAGAAGTTTTTCACCTGCTGAATGGTTAGACGATTCATTCCCATATTTTAAAGATGTATTTGATGATTTTATACTTGTTATAAAAGATTATTTTATACATATAATAAATTTTAATTTAGTTGATTGGTTGGGTGAATATGTTCCATATTTTCAAGATGTGATAGACGCTTTCCTTGTCTTAATAAAAGATTTATTTGAAATAGTGTTACCTTTTAATTTAGGAAAAAATAGATAAAAAAACATTTTCAACAGAGGATAAAATATGGTAGCAAGTAACGATAATTTAGAAAAGTTGTCAACACAATCTTTACTTAAAAGATTAAAAGAAAGAGAAACTGTACTTGAAAAATTAAAAAATAGGGAAACGGTATTTGATAAATTAAGAGAAAGAGAAACTGTATTTGATAAGTTAAGAGAGAGAGATTCTTTAATTAAACGGTTAAGAAAAAAAAGATGGGCGTTAATTAAAAAAATAAGAAATAGAGATTCTTTAATTAAGCGATTAAGAAAAAGAAGAAGAACACTACTTAATAATACAAAAGATAGAATAGTTGGTAAAGTAACAGATAGAATACCTTTATTTGATGAAATAATAAATATTATTGATTTAATAAAAGATGTGCGTTCTTTATTTGATTTTGATAAAAAACCTGTAAAACAATCTCATTCGGATATTATAAAAGATGATGTTGAAAAATTAAAAACTTCTGTAAGTAGATTATTTGAAAAACTTACCACCGGAACAACGGAAGATGAAACAGAAGATGAAGAATTAGATTTATTGGAAGAAATAAATTTAATAGAAGAAGAAGAATTACCCGAAGAAGAGTTAGCTTTTGAAGAAAAATTTAAAAGGCAACGAGAAAAAGAAAAGGAATATTTAAAGGGGTAAGATGGGGTTTTTAACGATATTTAAAACTTTACTTCCTGTTGTTGGAGAGATTTTAGTCAATGTATCCAAAAATAAAACGAAAGAATCGGAATATTTGACAGAAAATTTAAAAGATAAATTAGAAAACGTTAAACAAGTAGAAATAACTAATGAATCAGTAGAAAAAAAAATGAAATTAATGAATGACAGAGTTAAGGAATTAGAAAATAAATTAAAAAAATTTTTGTAAAAAGGAGTACAACGACATTAACAAAATAATCTTAACAACAACTTTTATTATTTTATTTACATCTTGTGCGTTCTTTACTAAAAATAAAATAGAAGAACTGCCAACTATTGTTTATAAACAAATTTATGTTCAAACTCCTTTGCCTGAGCTTCCTGTTCCACAAATACCAAAAATTCAGACAAAAGAACTTCTATTAAAAGAATTACAAAAAGCAATTTTTATATTGTCTGAATATGAAAAGTATAGAATTGATATGGACAATTCTTCTAACCCTATAAAATAAAAAATTTATTTTTTCCAAAAAAAAATCCTACTTTTATTATAAATAAAGTTGAATATGTTATCCGTTGAATTGTTCCATCAAACAGTAAATGAAGAAATTATCAAACATCAGAAAGTAAATAATTCTGATTTAATGGAAGCAATTATTTTAGTTATGGAAAAATTCGATGTTGATTTTTCTGTAATAAGTAGTATATTAAATGAAGATATTAAAGCTCAGTTTTTGACTGAGTGTAGAAATAAAAGATTATTAAAAAAATAAGGAGGTACACAAATGAATAGTCTAGCAGAATTAAAAAAGAAAAGAGGTGGTTTAAAAAAATTGAAAGAAAATATGAAGGTGATGAAAGAAGGTACATCATATCCAGAAGATATTTTAAGTTCAAAGATTTTTTGGAGTTTGAAAAGGGATAAGCAAGATAACGGTTACGCTATAATCCGGTTTTTACCGTCAATCAAAGAAGACGCTTTACCATTTATAACTTTTTACCGTCATATTTGTAAAAAAAATAATAAATGGTTTATTGAAAATTGTCCAACAACAATAAAACGAGAATGTCCGGTATGTGAATATAATAGAATGTTGTGGGACACTAATAAAAAAGATGAAGCTAGAAATAATAGTAGAAAGAAAATTTATATTTCAAATATACTGGTTGTCAACGACCCAACAAACCCTGAAAATAATGGGAAAATTTTTATGTATAAGTTTGGTGAAAGAATAATGAATATTATACAAGAAAAATTAGACCCAAAATTCCCTGATGAAGAACCTGTAAATGTTTTTGATTTTTGGGAAGGTGCTGATTTTAGATTAAAATGTAAAAAACTTGATGGATTTATCAATTATAATTCTTCAACGTTTGATAGTTCAACTTCATTAGAAGAAGAAAATATAAAAAGAATTTGGAAAGAATTAAATGAATGTGAAATCAAAATTAAAGATTTATTGTTAGAAAAACATTTCTCGACTTATGAGAATATTAAAAAGAAATTTGATAGGTTTAATAATAAACCAACTGTAAAAGAAAATGTAGGTCAAAAGGATAGTTTAAATGTTAGTAATCCTACTCTTATAAAGACTCCAGAACCAATTCCAAAAACAATAAAAGAATCAAGTAATAAAGATTTAGAATATTTTAGTAAATTAGCAGATGAGGAGTTATAAAAATGAGTGATATACCTTCAATGAAAGTAAAATTACCAAAGATTGATGTTGTAAATTATACTTTAGAGATACCGTCAACTAAAAAAGAATTACTTTATAGACCTTTTTTAGTTAAAGAAGAAAAGATATTATTACAAGCTACACAACAAAATAATGAAAAGGATACTATTCGAGCAATAACACAAATAATTAATAATTGTATTTTAACCGAAGATTTTAATGTTGATGAATTAACTCTTTTTGATTTAGAATATATTTTTTTACAATTAAGAGCTAAATCTATTGGTGAAGTAATAGAGTTGACATTAAGTCATCCTAATAATAAAAATAAAAGTGGTGAAGAATGTACTGGAGTTTTCCCTTATGAATTAAATGTAGATGATATAGAAGTTTGTTTTAATGAAAAAAACAATAATGTCATTAAATTGTCTGATACTATGGGAGTAAAATTAAAATATCCAAGTTATAAATTATTACCTAAATTAACTAAAATTAAGGAGGATAATTTTGACTCCATTTTAGATGTAATTTTAAATTGTGTAGATTATATCTATGATGGTGATAATGTTTATTATGCCAAAGATATATCAAAATCAGAGTTGAGTGAATTTTTTATGAATTTTAATACAAAACAGTTTCAAGAAGTACAAACTTTTTTTGAAACATTACCAATTATTAGAAAAGAAATAATTTATACTTGTCCGAAATGTGGTGAGGAAGAAAAAATTGTACTGGAGGGTTTGCAAAATTTTTTCACCTAAGCGTTGGCTATAACAGTTTGGTACTTTATTATAGAATCAATTTTGCTTTAATGACACACTATAAGTATAGTTTAAATGAATTAGATAATATGATACCTTATGAGCGAGAAATTTATATAGCTTTACTTCAACAATGGATAAAAGAGGAGAATGAAAAGACAGAAAAGTTGAATAGAGAAAGAAAAGTTAAAAATAGAAAGTAAAAAGGTTGGGGAATCCCCAACCTTTTATGGAGAGGTCAGGAGACGAAAACTAAGTTTTCTGACCTCTTTTTATAAATAAGACAAGATGGATAACTCTCAAAAAGAATTAAGTAATAATTTAAAAAAAGCCGTTGAGCCTTTGGTTCAACGAACGGAAAAGTTTATTAAAGTTGTATCTGAAAATATATCAAAAAATAATAAATCTGTATCCAATATTCAAAAACCATTTATAAAAACTTTTAATTTAATAGATAAGAATTTGGGTAGTAATATTACCAAATTAGATAATATTGTTCCAGTTAAAGATAAAGAAAGTAATATTGTAACAAAAGCAATTAAACCTATTTTATCAAAATTACCAACCGCAAAAGATTTTGACCCTACAAAAATGGGCGATGTTTTCTTTTCCGCATTAGACGCTAGTGGTATAATGGGCGGAATGATGAGGCAAAGTCCAGCTTTAATGCTTGCAACAAGTTTTATCGCTAAAAAAGGTCATTCATTGATGGAAGGTTTAAGAGAAAAACGAGTACCGAAAGAAGACGGTATTAAGAAAATACCCATTAAAGATAATAAAGAAAAAGAAAAACAAATATCTCAACCTTCATTTATAAAAGAAAAAGAAGTTGAAAATATTAAAGAAACTTCTTTTAATGACACTGATTTAAATATTTTATCTAGTATTTTAAATAATATATATAATACTTTAAGAGATATATTAAATTCAGTACATAGAAGTTTTTCTTTTTCAAAAGATACAGTACAAGCTGATGAACACAATTTATTAGCTCAAAGAGAAGCTACCAGAGAACAATCAAATGCTTTACAACTTGCTTTGGGTGGAATTGCTGGTGCTGGAACATCGACTATAATTGAAGGTGATAATATTAAAAAAATGGGTGGTATGTTTTCGAGTGGCATAATGGGTATAAAAAATACATTTATGACAGGAGCAAGTAAATTAGTTAAAGCTATTGCAAGTCCAACTGGTGCTTTAGTTGCCGGAGTTGCGGCTGTGGGGTTAGCAACCTTTGGAGCAGTTAAAGCATTAAAACGAACGGGGGAAATAACAGGAAAACAAGAAGAAAATATAACAGCTCTTGATAAAACATTAGTAGGTACTGCTGGAGCTTTAAGTGGTTTGACGCTTGGATTAGTAAAAACCGAAACTATGTATAAAGGGATACAATGGGTGGGGGATTGGTTTAAAAAATTTCCAGTATTTTTAGAAAAATTACCTCAAATGTTTAGTATTGTAATTAAAAAATCTGTAGATTGGATTTTAGGGTTTTTTCAAAAATTTCAAGAATTTATCCCTGAATTACGAAATATGATTGTAAATATAGCTACTTGGTTTGTTAAAGTATTTAAAAATATTATAAAATTATCTTTAAAATTATTATGGGAATTAATAAAAAATCTTCCTAAAATGTTATTGGGGGTATTAAAGTTATCATTTGTTATATTTAAAAATGTAGTAATATTATTAGGACAATTATTATGGGAATCTGTAAAAATGATATTAAAGGGTTTATTAAATATTCCTAAATTATTATGGAATGGAATAAAAGCACTACCGGATTTATTATGGAAAGGATTAAAATTATATTTTGAAATATTAAAAGGATTTTTTTTCACACTCCCTATGATGATAATGAAATTATTTTTAAAATTACCAATGTTATTATGGAAAGGTTTAACAAAATTTGGAAGTTGGATATGGAAAAAATTTATAAGTTTACCAACGTTAATATGGGAGAAATTACAAGGAATATTTACAGGAATTGTTGATGCTATAAAAACAGTCATTGCTACAATACCCGGAGTTAAAACCGAAGATGAAAAAGAAATGAACAAGTTAAGAGAAGAATTAGATGATACAAGAGGCGAAAATCAAAAAGAAGTTATTATTAAAATTATAGATAAAGCTAGAGATATAGGTACGAAGAAAGGATTGCGTCAAATAACTAAAAAAGAAGATGAAGAAGAAAGACAATTAACGGATAAAGAAAGGGCTGAAATAATAGATAAAGAAGTAGTAAAAGCCCAATTAGAATGGTTAGAAGAAATACGAGGAGTTCAGAATCTAATGTTAAGACCTTTAAGATGGCTCGGAGTAGGTGGAAAAGAAATAGAACAAAAAGGAATTGCCGACCTAAACAAGAAAATTCAAACACTCGAAAGAGGTAAAAGTATCCCTCAATCTTCTTCTACAACACAAGAGATAAAGGTAATAGGTCAAAAAGAAAAAGGTGGGGTGATATATAAAACTGGATTATATAAACTTCATAAAGGCGAAGAAGTTATCCCATCTGATACAGTAAATAATTTAACTCCAAGCATTTTTAGTGATAAATTAACTAAAAATTTTATTCCAGCGATGGCTTCTTTTTTGATGGTAACTTCTTCAGGAATATTACAACCACAAAATAATTTTAATACTTTTAATAATAATATAAATTCTCCAGAAAATTCAAAATTATCTACTATTATAAATAAACACATAATAGACCCCTTTGAAAAATTATTTAAAATTGAAAGTCGGGATACTTCCTCAAAAAAAATAACAACATTTAATATTAACAATATCAATAAATCTTCATCTATAAGTGATAAAAATGATACATTTACTGATATGGCTAATAAATTTAATCCTTTACGTATATTTCCGTCATTAAAAAGAAAAGAACCTAATAAAAATGACATATATAATTATTTAATAAATAATAAAGGTACAACTCCTTTACAAGCTCAGGGGATTATAGCTAATATTGAAGCAGAGTCAAGTTTTAGAACAGGAGCGATGGGCGATTCTGGTACATCTGGAGGGTTATTTCAACATCATAATACAAGGTTTGAAGGAATGAAAAATTATGTGGGTGGAGATAATTGGAAACAAGATTGGAGAGGTCAAATAGATTATGCTTTTACTGAACGTGAAATGAAAAAATATTTATTAAGAGAAATTAAAACTATATCAGAAGCAACCAGTTATTTTGTAAGAGATTTTGAAAAACCTAAAAATACAAATTTTGAAATTAAAAAAAGAATTAAAATTGCAAAATTAAATCAAGAAAAATTAACTTTAAATCCACAAAAACAATCATTTCAACAACAATATACTATGCGTTCTAATATCCCTACTGTAATATCTCCGTTAGAAAAGCAATATATGATGTTACAACAAAGAGAAGCTCAACGAGACACTTTAAAATTACAACAAGCAACCGAAGAAAGTCAAGTTACAAGCGGAGGGAATAATCTTGTTTCTGCAAATAATAATAATACTAATAATGTTAGTACAAATACAATAAACGTCAGTGATAGCACAGGTTTAAATGATACGCTTATGAACATACATAAGTTTATAAATTAAAAATAATGATTATTATTATAAATAAAAATAATTAAAATAACAAAAGGTAAAAACTTCTATGAAAAAATTCAACATAAACCCTTATTATGACGATTATGATGAGAATAAACAGTTTTATAAAATATTATTTAGACCCGGAAGATACGCACTTCAAGCAAGAGAACTCACACAAATACAATCTATACTTCAAAATCAAATAGAGAAACAGGGTTTATATAATTTTAAAAATGGTTCTATCGTATATGGCGGAGAGAGTTTTTTAAATGATTTAGAATATTATTATTTAAACAATTCTTATGATGGGGTAGAAATAACCGAAGAATTATTAAAAACTTTTCTTGGTAAAAAATTTCAGACAGAAGATGGCACTAAAACTATAATAATTCTAAATTATGAATTAGAGTCTGAAAATACTCCTTTTATTATTCACGTTACTAATTTAAGTGGGCTTGAAATTTTACCAAGTGATATTTTTTTATTAAAAGATACAGTTGAAATATCAAGTGATTTAATTCTCGGACAAATTAAATTTCAAATTTATTCTGCTCCAGCGACACAAAAATATTCAGGTGTGTCAACAAATGTATTTATTTCAGAAGGGATATTTTTTATAAATTCATATTTTGTTTATTGTCCGGCACAGCAATTAGTTATTTCAAAAGATGAGCCAGCAAACGGAAAGATAGGTTTGGCAGTTAAAGAAATAATTGTTGACGAAAAAGATGATGTTTCACTTTTAGACCCGGCAAGAGGAGTTGATAATTATAATTCTCCGGGTTCACATAGATATAAAATAGATTTAAAATTGGATAAAAGACCACTAGAATATATAGAAGTTTATGATAAAGAGTTAAGAATTATAAACCAACCTGATATAGATTTTATTGAATTATTAGAAATTAAAAATGGCATTGTAGAAAAACAAACATTATATCCAGAAAGGGGAGCTATACAAAAAGAAATTGCTAGAACTATCAGGGAGTTACATGGTAATTTTTATATAGACCCATTTATCCCTGAAGTTATTGATAGTCCAGAGGAAAGTGTTGACGACCCAACCTTTGATATAAAAATAGACCCCGGTGTTTATTATGCTAGAGGAAATCGAGTTGAAACTATTGCCGATAGTTTTGTTGAAGTAAAAAAAGCTAGAACTTATAATCCACTTGTAAATCAAAATATCAATTTTCAATTTGGGAATTATATAGTGTTAAGGGGTTTACTAGGAAAAATTGAAGTGTCTGCTAATAAAACTGTAACGCTAATAAACAAAGTTATAACAGGCAAAAATATATCAGAAGAAGATTATGATAAAATGGTAATAGGACACGCAAAAGTTCGGAGTGTTGTATTTCACGAAAATTATATGAGTTCTGGTACTAATAAAGTAAAAATAAGAATGTATTTATATGATATACAGATGATAAGCGGAAATATAAAAGATATAATGGGGATTATAACCTCTACTTATATCACTGATTTAAAACAACACGATGTTATATTTAAAGGTGATGTTGATACAGATTCTTTAGATAAAAATGTTGAAACTTTTTTAGGCGACACAAAATATAATACAACTTTGTATAAAATGCCTTATGACGTTATAAGAAGTATTAGAGAAGAAGGTAAAACCATAAATGAAGGTGGATTACCTTGTTTATCTTATCAATATCAAAAATTATATCAAAATGTTTCTATAAAATCAGGAATAAGTGTACCTATATTTTCTCCTAGTGCTAGGGATAATTTTATACCAGCGGAAGGTGAAATAAGTAGAGCTATTGCGACACAAAATTATATTATTATTATAAAAAGTGGAACATACACAAATCCAGATGGCATTAAATTTATGGGTGGAAGTTTTTTAAATTTAATGGATATGGGTATAACTTTATCTATTGACAAAAAAAGAACTGCTGAAGCTCCGGATACATTAAGAATAAAATTTGACTCTGGAAGTAATAAAACTTTTACAGGTATAGTTGATATATATGTTAATTTAATCAGACAATCCGCAAGAGAAAGACAAAAATTATTAGATATAAGAAATTTGAATTTTAAATTTCCTAATATTCATTTAGAAAAAACAGATAATCTTTATACGTCTGATATTCATAAAATAATAGGTATTTATGACAGTGCCGACCCTGACATTTTTATAATTCCAAGTAATTATATAATAAATCCTATAACAGGGGATTTAGAGGATGAAGATGGGAATATTGCTTTTTTAAATAGAGCAGATTTTTATGATTTTGATAATGGACAAAGAGATAATACTTATGAATATGGAAATATTACTTTGAAACGTTTATCTCCTGCTCCAGAAGGACAGTTATTAGTGATAATAGAATACTTTAATCACGTTTATGAAGGGAACTCACCACTTATAACGGTTAATTCTTATAATGATATTAACTATGCTGATATACCAAATTTTACTAATTCAAGTGGTGAATTATTAGAATTAAGAGATTATATAGATTTAAGAATTAAAAGGTCTAATACTATATTTGAAAATGAAACGTCAACTATAACACATATAATAGAAGATAAAGACGAGCAAGGAAATATTGAAAGTTTTAATGGAGTATTGACAGATAACTACGAAGAAATTGATTATCCAGTTCCATACTCATTTTTAAATTTAGATTATAGTTATTATCTTGGTCGAATAGACCGACTAATATTAAATGAAAATTATCAATTTCAGTTGGTAGAAGGGGTATCAAGTTTAAAACCAGAAGCTCCACACGAACCTTTTAATAGTATAAGTCTTTTTTATATTAAAGTTCCAGCTTATACATTTAATACTATAGAAACTACGTTTGAAATGTTTGAACATAAAGGCTATACGATGGATGATATAGGCGAGATAGACCAAAGGGTAAAACAATTAGAGTATTATACTTCTTTAACACGTTTAGAACAGGATACTAAAAATTTAATTGTAAGAACAGAAGATGGAGAAGAAATATTTAAAAATGGAATTTTAATTGATAGTTTTGAGGGACATTCAATCGGAGACGTAAATAATCCTGATTATGACTGTGCTATTGATTATGAAAAAAATGAATTAAGAGCACCTTTTGAAAATGAAAATTATGAATTAGAATATAAACCTGAAATTTCAAAAGATGTTGCAAAAGCTGATGATATTATTACATTACCTTTTACAACTAAACCTTTTTTAGAACAACCACTTGCAACAAAATGGCAAGTTGTAAATCCTTTTGCTTTAAATTTTTATCTTGGAATTGTTAGATTATTTCCGGGAACAGATAATTGGTTCAGTAGAGAAAACAGACCATACGTTAAAGCTAATATAAATGGAATAAATAACAACTGGATTTCAAGAATTTTAGATAGAAAACGTGAAGCATATCATAGAACAACTAGAAAGATGAGAGAACGAGGTTATGGAACAATGTGGGATGAGTGGGAGTCATTATGGTATGGTAGGTCAATAGCTGAATTAAAAGAAAGCAACTCACCACTAGATAAATTTGGAGCTAGTAATCCTATGAACCCATACGGATATACAAAAGCTATTAAAGATATGACAAAAACAAACACAAGAAAGGGTATAAGTAAATGGAAAAAACCCGGTGATTTTAGTAATATATTTAAAAAGGATGATAGAAAACTAATAAATTTAGGTATTCAACCACTTATTAGGGATAGAACACTTGCTTTTTACGGAAAATCTTTTAAACCGAATACAAAATTAAATGCTTTTTTTGATAAAATTAATGTTGATAAGACTTTAAGACCAGCCGCAGACGTAATGATAAATTATAAAACTTCTAGGAGATTTGGGCTTTATGAAATGGTTGAGGTATATGAGGTTAATGAAAAAGGGCATTTATTAAGTACAACTAGATTGGGTACTGGTAGAGTAGCTTTAAATGATTTATATTGTAAAAAATGTAAAACAACAGATAAATCTTATATTTTAAAAATAACGGATATATCAGACCCTAAAGCATTTACTCCTGAACCCGGAAAAATTAAAAAGATTTTTGGAACAAGATATGGGGACATCAATATTAAAGATGGTAAAACTTGGACATATTTACCGGCCGGAATTATTATGGGGTTTGATTATAAAGAAGTTGGAGAACCTTTAATAACAGATGATAGGGGTAGATGTGCTGGAGAATTTACAATCCACCCAAGAATGAATTATTTTCCTGTACGAGTAGGAAGAAAAGTATTTAGACTAATTGATAAGACACAAGAAAAGAAAGGGTTACTTGATAAATTAGAAAATATAAGAGATACTTTAACCAATGGTGATGCTGAGTATTTTGCTTCTGGTGGGGGGAGGGAAATAAATGGTTTATTTGGTGTAAGAGGTTTATTAAGACGTAGGAACTCAATAGATACAGAATTTATTTATGATAATGTAATGGATAGAGATTTAAACGGAACAACAAGAAGTAAAAAATGGGTTGACCCATACTCACAAATTTTTACAGTAGACGAAAACGAATACCCAGAAGGTTGTTTTATAACATCGGTTGATTTATTCTTTAAAGATAAAGACGAAGATTTTTCTATAAAAGTTGAAATAAGACCAGCGGATAATGATTATCCAGATATATGTCATTCTTTACCTTTTTCAGAAATTGAACTTGAACCGGAAGATGTTATTGTTATTTCAAAACCTAAAAATGTTAAAGAAATAAATGAAAATCCTACAACATTTACTTTTGAAGCTCCGGTATATTTAAGAGGTGGGAAACAATATGCTTTAGCAGTTATGTGTCATTCTAATAAATATAAAATTTATACATCCGAAGTTGGTCAAAGAGTGATAGGTTCAAATGTTAGGGCAACAGCCGCACCTTATTTTCCACTACTACTTAAAGCTCAGAATTTAATGGATTGGAAAACTGATTCAGAAGAAAATTTTATGATGAAAATTCATAGAGCTAGTTTTGATATTACAAAGAAAGGAGAGGCATATTTTAGTAGTTTAAAACAAGAAGAAGAAACTATACATTTAATGAATTGTCAAATATCGAGTATGTATAAACTACCAAGTACGGAAAATAATTTTTATTATAGGGGTGTAGATGTATTTAGTGGACAATATGATACAGATTATTATAGATTTCCTAACAAAGAAAACTTATATTTTATAAACACAAAACGATTAAAAGAACCTGATGATTTAAAAATAAAAATAGTTCTTGAAAGTGAAGATGAAAGAGTATCACCTGTAATTGATATAGAAAATTCATCTTTTATTGGTGTCCATAATGTAATAAATGATGGTGATTTGATAGATAGTGATTTTTTTGTAGTAGAACCCGGAGAAGGTTTTGATATAACAAATCCACCTAATACTTATGATGGAAGTATATCAGTTATTGGAACAGGAAGTGATATAAAAGCAACAGCAAAAATTGATAATGATGGGAAATTGATAGATATAAATGTCCTCGAAGGTGGAAAAGGTTATTATGAATCTCCAGAAATAAATGTATATGGCGGTGGGTCATCCCCATTTATTATAATTAACGGAGAAACAAATAATGCTGGTGGTAATGCGGAGGCAAGATATATTACGAGGAAAGTTGAATTGACAACAGGTTATATATCAAATACATTGAGGGTATTTATTGAAGCGTATAAACCTTATGGAACTAATATTGAAGTTTATTATAAAGCGAAACATATTGACGACCCCGACCCTTTTGATTATAAACCTTATAAAAGAATGAAATTAAAAACTAATTTACAAACACAATTTTCTGAAATGGAAGATGATATTATAGAATATGAATATTATCCTAATAATGTAGAATTAGATGACCCGGAACTGGCTCAATATAAAAGTTTAACAACAAGCACTTTTTATGATGGTTATTCAACTTTTGCAATTAAAATAACAATGTATTCAAGTAATCCGCAAACTGTACCAATAATATCATTGTTAAGGGCAATCACCGGCATAAAATCTTCAAGTATCCCTACCAGCCCTAAAGCTATAACATGAATACTAAAGCATTATTAAATAAATACCCTACGTTAGAATATAAATTTTTTAAAGAAAATGATACATATATTTTAAGAGATATTTTTGTAAGAATAAAAATAAAAGAATATATAAAAAATAATATTTCTGTTTATGAATATAATCGTATTGGAGAAGAATTTGAAAATAAACTAGAGAATTTTAGTTTTAATTTATATGATGATGTTGACCAGCATTGGATACTTATGTTAATGAATAATTTACTAGACCCACGATTTGATGTTGGTGTTGATAACGCTATGTTAAGTAATATTTTATCTGAAAAATACAAAGGATTTGCGTATGAAATAAAAGAACAAGATGGATTTATTTTAAAGGGAATGAATATTTTAGCTGATTGTCCAACAACAGAACGAAATGGAAAACACGTTTGTTATGTTACAGAAATAAATATACCAAATAATTATTTAGTATGTAATAATAATTTTTTGGAATTAAATAAAAAATATACAGCTAAAAAAATTGATGAACAAACAGGGAATATAATAGAAGGTAATGTTATAGTAGATAATAAAATGTTATATATTAACGCTCCCCATCATTATCTTAATACAAAAACAAATACCATTATAGATAGAGATATTTTTTTTACATTAGAAAAATCAGAAAGACAAGTTGTTTCTAATTATAATTATGAGTTTTTTGGAAATGAAAATAAAAGAAGGATTAAAACTCTTAATAAGAAATTTATATCAAACATTCAAAGTGAAGTGACAAAAATAATAAAACAAGAAAAGGTATAAAAATATGCCATTCACAATTTACAAGTACCAAATAGAGTTTCTCAAATGTGAACTTTCTACTCTCAATCACGATGAAAAATTAGATATACGAAATATGATTGTTAATTTTTCATATACAGAGTCTTTTTTTACTAATTATATTAGAGGCGAAGCAGTTATTGTAGATTTAGAAGATATTTATGAAAAATTCCCTATAATTGGTGAGGAGTTTCTTGAAATTACTTTTAATAAATATAATAAACAAGATAAAGAAGATGAACCGAAAGATAACGAAGAAGAAGATGAGATTACTTTTAAATTTAGAGTTTATCAAGTAAGCGATATAAAGTCTGTAAAAGAAAGGTCAACATCATATAAATTACATTTAATTTCACCAGATTATATAAACAATTTAAAACGAAAGTTTTCAAAAAGTTATGTAGATGAAAAGGCGGAGGATATAGTTCAAGATATTTTTACAAATTATATAAAAAGTGAATTAGAATTAAAAGAACTTACAACAACAAAATATAATATTCAACACAATTTTAGTTGGTCTCCACCGTATTCTGCTATCAATACTTTAGCTAATAGAGTTGTATTAGATGAATTTGTTGGTTGTGATATAAGATTTTTTCAAACAACCAAAGGTTATTTTTTTAAAAGTCTTCAAGAACTAATAAAAAAAGGTAATGAAACAAAACCCGAAAAAGAAGCTACGAATAATGATGATTCAAAAGAAACAATAGAAGGAGTAAAAGAAATTTTTAGATGGCAAAACGTATTGATTTCCGATGTTTATTCAACACATAATTTAACGGAAGAAAATATAATAAAATATCAATTTTTAAAAAAAGATAATTTAACAAATATGACTTCTGGGATTTATGCTAATAAAATAATTACTTATGACTTTTATCAAGGTAAATATAATACTCAAACTTTTAAATTAGCTGATGAGTTCAAAGATTTTCAACATACTAAAGATGAAGAAGAACAGTGGTTTACACAAAAAGAAGATTTAGATGTCGATGACAATGCTGTTTTAAGTTATCTTTTTACGAGATATAAGCAAAATGAAAATGACGCTTTTAAAAAATATTCTGATGAAATAATATATCCCACATATATAGAAGAGTATTTACCACAAAATATTGCTCAAAATCAAATGTGGTCAAATAATCTTTTAGTTATAAATGTAAATGGAAAAATTACAAGAACCGTTGGGGATTTAGTTTATGTTTTTTTACCAAGATTAAGTGGTACAGTTGGAGACGAAGAAAATGAACGAAAATATTATGCTGGAAGATATATTATTTTAGAAATTCAACATACTATAGACGTAGGAAATGCTTACAGTCATAGGTTATTGCTTCACAAAGAAAGCTACAATGTTGAATTAAACTATGAGTACAAAGAAGAAGGGGAACATTGAAAAATAAAAATTATTTCAAAGGTCTCAACGATTTTATATGGTTTATAGGGATTGTAGAATCAAGATTTGACCCATTGTTAATTGGTAGAATTAAGATTAGAATTGTAGGTTTTCATAATAATAATACGACAGAAATGCCAACGGAAGATTTAATATGGGCTTATCCCATTTTCCCTTATGGTAATAACCCATTTTTTTCTGTACCTAAAGAACAAGACCAAGTTTTTGGTTTTTTTGCAGACGGAAAACTTGCTCAAGAGCCGATGATTTTTGGAACTATTCCATATTTTAATACTAGCGAAACTGGCGGATTTTCAGAGGATAATAAAGAAGATATAGATACTCGCCCTAAGATACCTAAAAAAATTGAATTAAAAGATGACGGTAGTGGTACAACGATTGAAGAAGAAGATGAGGGAAAAGAATATCCTAATAAAGATTATGATAATGAACAACTTACAAGTAGATTAATACGAAATGAAAATATAGATAAAACACTTATACAACAAAAGAAAGATTGGATTGATATAGGGCAAAAAGATATACCCACATCAAAACATACAACAACTGGTTTAGGCGAAGATAAAAATGTTGACGAAGAAAAATTTACAGAACCAGAAACAAAATATGATACCCAATATCCTTATAATAATGTTTTAGAAACGGAATCGGGACATATTTTTGAACTAGATGATACAGTAGGAAAAGAAAGAATTCATATTGCTCATAGAACTGGAACATTTAAAGAGATATTCCCTGATGGTATGGAAGTAAATAAAATTGTAAATGATTATTATTTTGTTGGAATGAAAAATGTATTTGACCACGTTGAAAATAATAAATGGGAAACTATAGACGCTGGCTATAAATTATATGTAAATAAAGATAATAAAACAGATAACGATTTTGTAATACGTTGTGGTAAATCTGGTAATGTAAAACTTACACTTGAAGAAGGACATCTTTGTATCTATGTAAATGGTGAAAAGAATGAGAAGATTGAAAAGGATTGTAATATAGATATAAAGGGTGAAAAAAATCTTACAATAGAAAAGGATTATAACATAACTGTTGAAGATGATAAAAACGAAGAAATAAGTGGAGATTGGAATGTAAATGTTGAGGGTGATATAAATATTAACGCAGATGGAGATATAAATTTGGAAGCTGCTGGGGACGTAAATATTAAAGGGAGTAAAATAAGTCTAAATTAAATGTCAAAAGTTGGAAGAAATCAAGTAGACAAAGCTGGTGGAAAAATTATAGGGGAACAGGCGGATAGTGTTTTTGCAAATGGTGATGTGATTGCTGTAAAGGGTGATAGTATAGAAAATCACGGAAAAGGAAACCACGCAAACGCAACAATGAAAGAATGTTCTGATACTGTATTTGCTTGTGGTAAAGGTATATGTAGAAAAGACGACAAAGCAACTTGCGATTGTAAGTTAGCTCCGGGTTCTAACGATGTTTTTGCGGATGATAATTAAATTTTTTTATAAATAAAATAAAACGTTAACGGGAGTTATAAAAATGATATTAGAAGATATAAAAGAATTAAATAAAGTAAAACGGAAGTTTATTAAAAAATATATGGTAAATCATTTACATCATATAATTGGGGTGG